CGACAATATCTTGGACTTGCTCATTAGTTAAAGTCGCAGTTATAAACCCTGCTCCATTTGTTAATTGATTCGTATTTGTGACATTAGTTGCCCCTGTAGCAATTCCATCTAATTTATTTTTGAGTGTAGTTGTAAAGTTATTATCTGTTTGACTGGCAACAACGAAATCAAGAGTTCCGTCACCGTCTTGGTAAGTAACAGAAATACCAGTTTCCGTATTACCAGAAACCATGCCACCGACAATATCTTGAACTTGTTCATTTGTCAGAGTTGCTGTGATATATCCAGCCCCATTTGTGATGGCATTATTATTTAAAGATATATTTGCTGTACCATCAAACGAAACTCCAGCAATAGTTCTAGCAGTTTCCAAAGCTGTTGCAGTTGCCGCATTTCCTGTAGTGTCTTGATTCAAAGTTGCTACTCTTGCCGCTGCTAAAGTCCCCGAACTAATGTTTGAGGCATTTGTAGTATCGGTTGTTGCTGAAGTCGCAAGACCCAGCATAGTTCTTACCGCACTTGGAGCAATTTCTTCAATAATTCCAGCACCAGAACTATCTCTACCTAAAAGTCGATCAGTTGCTGATACATTTTGAATTTTTGCATAAGTTACAGCGTCATTATCTATAGTAAATGTCCCGCCTGAGTTTGAAACTGTAATATCGCCTTTATCTCCGTCTTCAATTCCACCACCTGATATTTCAGCTACAGAATTATCATCTTTTTTTGTAAATAACTTACCAGAATCTGTCCTAATAGCTATTTCACCAACTATTAGATCACTAGCACTTGGATCACTGCCGCTACCAGTTTTTAATTTAATTGTATTTGGCATGAGCTTTTACCTCCTAGCTCTAGTATGTGCCGCCATTAATATCGAAACCAGAAGTTGATCCATCCTCAAGAAATGTAACAAGGTCTGAGAGTGCCACTTGTTTCATCGTGCCATTATCGTTCATTACCATGCGATCCGCTGTTGCAAGTGTTGTTGAGGTTGCAGATGTTCCACCGTCCATGACATTCAATTCAGCAGTCGTTACCGTTGCACCATCAAGAATTTGAACTTCTGCCTCTGTTAGATCAGCTAAAGCATTTGCGGTTGTCTGACCCATTGTTGCAAGCTCTGTTAGCTTGTCTGAATGAGGTTCAACGTCTGTTCCTATTACTAGACCTAAATTTGTCCTACTTCCTGATGCGCTGGTGCTTCCTGTACCACCATCTGATACCGCTAAAGTTCCTGTGATAGAACTAGCTCCAAGGTCAACAGCTATTTCAGTTGATTCAATTACCAAACCACCATTTGATTTGAGATCAACAGATAAAGTGTTTGCAGACTTATCTAGACCGTCACCCGCTGTAATTTGACCCGCTCCCGAAAACTGAACAAAGGTAAGATTATTTGTCCCAACAACTGCTGAACCTTTGTCAGAAGAACAAACAAAAGCATTGTCACCATTGACAGTACCTGATTCAACAAAAGTGAAAGCCCCTGCCGCATCAGCCCCAGCAGCTAAGTCATCAGCCCTTGCTGGTGAAGAGCCGACTATGTAAATACCGTTCTCACTAGAAGTATTTTGGTTTTTAACTAATACTCGATCATTAGTTGAAAGAGATACACCATCTAAAGTGTCACCATTATTTAGAGCAGTACTAATCGTTATATTTGCTGTTGTAGCGGCTCTTACTGAATCTTTTATATCTAAACCCTGAGCAACCCCATCTACATAACCTTTATTTGCTGCATCTGCATCTGCCGTAGGATCTGCTAAATTTGTTATTTTTTGACTATTTAAACTAACCGCACCAGATGGTGCTGTCATTTGGTCTAACCTATTAGTTCTAACACCAGCATCGAAATCACTGATTTTTGTATGAGCAATAGTAGGAATATCAGCGGCAACTAAACTTCTAAAAGTAGGTGCAGCAGCAGAGCCAGTAGTGGGACCAGCTAATATTGCATTTGCACTTCTTGTGTCTGTCTTGTTAAAAAATGCTCCAGAACCACCTACAGTAATTATTGAGCTTGCAGATGGTGGGGTAGACCCATTATCACCAAAACCATAATATAATTTTAGATCCGCCTCATTAAATGCTAATTCTGATGGAGACAGGCTTGAAGGCGCACCAGCAGAACCACTAGCCGCTCTTTTCTTAATTCTTATTGTGTTAGACATGATCTAAAAATTACCTCCATTAACAAGTGTGAGTTTGGTTGTCGTTGTATCTGCTTTAAATGTATCAGAAGATGAGTCGTAGTAAACAATAGAATCATTTACTTTGTTAGAACCATCAAACGTAAAACCAGCAGCGGCTGGTCCCTGTGGACCCGCTGTGGTTATTTCGACAGTTGTTACATCTGATACTTGACTTACAGTTACAGAATTAGGAGTGCTCATGCTGTGTAACCTTCGCTTATGTATAGTGTACCTTCTAAATAATAACTTTTGTCACCTGAAGGGTCTGTTAACAAAACATCATATTTGAGTTCATTTGGACTAAATGTTGCTGTTTGCGTGTCGGTAAGTTTTATATCTATAGTCCCATTTGGCCTATTCGTATAAACAACAGTCCAATCTGCAAATTTCGTTGACCTATCTTCGTTATAGACTTGTGCAGCTACAGTAAATCCAGTTAAGTTAATTGCATTACCGTTTCCATCTTTAAATGTAAGAGTTAAAGGAAAGTCAGCCCTGCGTTGAACAGTAAAATCTTTTTGTGCTGGAATTATTGCCATTATCCTGTAAGTTCCATAAGAGTAATAGTGCTTTTTTTTCCATGACGTTGAGCATACATAGTTGTTGTTCCACCAAACTGGCGGTAAGCATTCATTCCAACTTTATAAGTGAAAGAACTTGTTGTACTAGGGGAATGAACAAAAACCGTATGATAAAAGTCATACCATGCTTTAAGACTCTTATATCTATTCGTACCTTCTGTACCAGTGCCAATATCTCCATCTAAAATATTATTTGAACTATCTCTAACAACAAAATTGTATTGATTTTGTAAATCATTATCACTGTCAAAACCGTAATATTGATGCACTACAACTAAAACCTTACTAGCATTAGAACTTGGAGTTATAGAAGCAGTTAGTCCTGTGTCGGTTATTGTAGTTTGAATCGAACCTTCACTGGAATAAGATTGTGAAACCTGAGTAGAATGTGTTCCAACAACCGTTTGGATTATTCCACCAGCAGCAGCACCACTTGGCAGCCCACCGACAGGAACGATTGAATTGACTTTAAGTTGGCTCATAATTAACTAGGCTCTGTGGGGAAAGTAACAGATGTGAAATCTAAATCTCCATTACTGTCAACTTTAGGTTTTGCAGATGCAGGCAAGTCTCTAAGTGCTTGCCTATAAGTTTTCCAACTATCAGTCATTGTAAGATCAGAACTAGCTCTCCAATCACAAGCTGTTAATAATCTATCTCTTTCAACTCTTAAAAGTCTCATTGGTTCTGCATCATTAAGTTTGGTAACTTCAGCATCTATTTGTGATTCAGTTGGGGCTGTTCCCGAATCTAACCATTCTAAATTAGAGTAAAGAAGATCTGAACCAGACCAACTCCATACCTTATTAGGTGCTAAAGATGCTAATGCTTCTATTCTTGTATTAATCATGCCGCCACCTCGTAGGCAATTAAAGTCGCATCATAAAGGGTAATAGTAGGATTTTGACTTGTATTAGTATTACAGGCTTGCATTTTGTATGTGTGTGAATTTGTATCTGCTGGCTGATCTATTACAACTTGAGTAACAGCTTGTTTTGTCTGCAAACCTCCTGATGCATTTTCAGCAGCATGAATAGTTTTTATTAATTGTGTACTATCTCTTAACATTTTTATATTTGCTTGGACATTATTTCCACTAACTAAATTATTAATTAATCCCGAAGAAAATATAACAACTATTTTGCTACTACTAGAAACTGGTGTAATAGTTAAAGTTGCATTTGTAACATCCACAAAAGTATTAGTAGATGTTGTTGCAAAAGATAATCGACTACTATTTACAATTTGAAGGATTCTCGTAAAAACGCTTCCATCTAATTCTTGAAGTGTGTTTACTTTTAATGTACTCATGACTTAGGATATTTGTCTTTAGTGGCTTTAATTGCAGTTGCAAAGGCACCTGATGCTGTTACTGTACCAGCAACAATGTCTTTATATAAATTGTCTAATTGATCTCCTATTGATGGGTATATTGTATCAGTCGTACCAGCTTCGCCTGTTCTTTGCTTTTGATAAAGAATCGCAGCAGCTTCAGCATCTAAAGTAGCTCTCGCACTATCAATCTTAGTCTGGTCG